GCTGCTAGAGCAAATTATCGTCAAACTTGTGTTAACCTACAAGACGGTATCTTGCAAGAGTCGTGGCACCTTAATAACTACTTTATGCGTTTGTGCGGAGTTGGTTTAACTGGTATTGCTATGCGTCCTGATATGAATGGCTACGACTACGAATACTTAAAGCGCACAGCTACCAGTGCAGCGATCGGTATGGCAGATGAGCTTGGATTACCTCGCCCCAAGAATATTACTTGCATTAAGCCCAGCGGTACAGTAAGTAAAATTATGGACACCACAGAAGGTATTCACAAACCGCTAGGCAAGTACATTTTCAACAATGTGCAGTTTAGTAAGTACGATCCTGTTGTGGAACTGCTGCGTAACGCTAACTATAACGTAATTAATCATCCCACGGACGATAGTGGAGTATTGATTACGTTCCCCGTTGAATGGGAAGATGTTCCTTTCCATAATGTTGACGGCAAGGAAGTAAACTTAGATAGCGCAGTAGATCAGCTAGAGAAGTATAAGCTAATCCAAACCAGCTGGACTCAGCAAAATACTAGTGTAACTATCAGCTATGATCCCAGCGAAGTTCCCGATATTGTTGAGTGGCTGCTAGATAACTGGGATACTTATGTTGGCGTATCGTTCATCTATAGAACAGACCCAACAAAAACAGCTAAAGATCTTGGCTACTTATACCTGCCACAAGAAGTCGTAGACGAATCTACCTTTAGAGAATATGTCTACAATTTAAAACCAGTATCCCTTGATGCTGCTAATAGCTTTGACGAGATTCAAGGCGAAGAGTGTTCAACGGGTGCCTGCCCAGTTCGTTAAATCCAAACATGACTACAAAAACCAATCCTGACCTTAAATTCATTCTAGACGATCTAGATATAAATGAAGTAAATATTCTTTTAGCTGGCCTACAAGAGCTACCTGGCAAAGTCTGTAATCCTCTTACTAAGAAGCTTACAGAACAAGCCGAGAAGCAAATAGCAGCATACAAAGAAGAAAATAACATTACTGAATAAATAATAAAAAAGCCCCGATAGTCTTCACTATCGGGGCTTTTTTGTTTAGTCATCCATGCCGTCAGGCTCTGGGACTAGGGTGGCGCGTAGCATCCAACTATGCTTAGCGTGTGCGTCTTGACGGTCTGCTAAAAAGTTAGCTAAACCATACTTTTTGTTTGCGTCGGCTTTTTCATAAGCAATAGCAAACATCTGTTCTAGGTTTTCACTATCTGTTAGTAAAACTTGTGCCATTTCGTAGCAGTCCATTGGCATAATATCTGCACCACCTACAGCACTAATCTTATTTAGTGCTCCAAAGCTAGCAGGTGTATACGCTTGTATTTTACGAATATTTTCTGCAAAAGGATCTATTGCGTCACCTACTTCTTCGTAGATTTCGCCAAATAGTAAATGCATTTGATAAAAGTCGCCGCCTTCTACATTCCAGTGAAAGTTTTGGGCTTTTAAGTAAAAAGCATATTCACTTGCAAAACCAGCCTTTAAGTAATTAATTAAATCTTCCATAGTGTTTCCTAGTGCTAAGGCATTTGTAATAACAAGTGACTTGCCTTCTCTGGCTCGCATGATTTGGTCACGTTTAGTCTTACTCCATGAGTAGCCTCCGTCACCTCCCCATAGATCCCATGCTACCCTACCTTTACTAGGATAACCATCTTCGCCGCTATTAAATCCGGTGGCCTGCTTATCTGGCTCATGTCTACTAAAAAACGAGTACATCCGTAGAACTGTACGTTCACTTAGAGTTTCTCGATTTACTAGTTGATGGGCTCTGGCTAAACCAACAGCAGTGCCTCCGGGTCTTCCCTCTTCTTTCCACTTCAAGGCTCTACGGGCTGCACTAGCCATGCCTTCAGTGGGTTTAAAGTCTAATTCAGCCATAATTCAATTCTTGTATGCTAAAATTATTTGTTTGCACATACGACTACGAACAATATCATCGTCCATAAACCGTACAACTTCAATGCCATCTATATGTTCTAGTCTTTTAACAGCATCGCTAAGACCTGAGTCTGGTATATCGCTTTGATCAACGTCTCCGCTAATAATCATCTTGCAATTTTTACCAATACGAGATAAAAGCATTTTCATCTCTTCGCGAGTTGCATTCTGCGCTTCATCTAAAAGCACTATGCAATTATCAAAAGTAACTCCACGCATAAAACCAAGAGGCTTAGGCTCTATGTTTTTATTCTTTAAGGTATATTCATAAAAACCTTTTCCAAGGCTTCTACTAAAAATCTGATCAAATGGGTCTAGATATGGTGCGTATTTTTCTTCTAGGGTTCCAGGTAAAAATCCCAATCCGCGTCCTGTTTCTACATTAGGTCGAGTAAGAATTACTTTCTCTACTCTTCTGTGAAATAATTCGCCGGCTGCATAAGTTGCAGCAATATAAGTCTTTCCAGTACCAGCAGAGCCTACTCCAAAAATTATTTCATTTTCTTGTATAGCTCTTAAGTATTCACCTTGTATAAAGTTTAGCGGTTTAACATCCTTGAATCCGTATTCTATAGGATTACTACTGCCAGGCATTACTTTATTACTTCTAGCCTTCTTACCACTTGCCATAAACTTCCTTGTGCGTTTATAAAACTGGTCTGCTAGTGTTATTATAGCAGACCAGGCCTCAATGGTCAAACTAAAATTTATTTAGCTACAGAAGCTTTTGATGCCGCAGCTTTTGGTGCAGAAGCCTTTGGTGCCGAAGCGACTTCAAGCTTTTTGTGTACTTTTACGTCTTTGCAAACTTCTTTTGTTTTCTGAGTTTTAGCGTCTTTTTGCTCAACACAAGCTTTTTTTGTCTCTGTAGCAAAACTGGTGGCGCCAAAAAGGATAATAGAAGCTGCTATAATAATTTTTTTCATTCAAATCTCCGGTTGTGGTGCCTGCATGGGTGCTGGCTTGCCATTAATATAACGAATACCTGTTTCGGAACTAACAACAGGTACTGAGGGGGTAAAAGACGGTTCTTGACGTGGTGCAGGTGGTGGTACATAAGATGTTTTTGCAGCTTGTGCAGCATTATCTTGTGCCTGTTTCATCATTGCAAGTGTAGAATCTACTTCTTCTTTTGATCTACCAGCTAACATAATTCCACTTAGCGTACCAGTTAAAAAGGTAGCAATAGGAACTATTAGTTCAAAGAATTTTTGATCTATTGGGCTAATAGCATTAAGCGGTTGAGTAACAAAAATTAGTGAGTAAAGAACAACAAACACAATACCAGTTAAAGTTAGTGCAAGGCATACGCCTATAAAAAACTTTAACCGAGACATTAACTGTTCGTCGCTGTACAGAAATCTATCATTTTGCACAGGTAACTCCTTTTTGTGGGATTGTTTGTTGTGTTGAAACTTGAACACCATCTGGTGGTCCTAATCTTGGATCGCGTTGCCCTTTGAATATGTGCTCAGGACAAGTGCGTGTTACATCACACGTCGGCTTTTGGCACATAGGCTTGTCCCAGTTATCTGGGTTTTGGCAAGGATATCTAAATCTATCTCCACTAAAGTATGCAAGTGCAATTGGTAGTAGGAGTAGTAAGAATAACCATTTTATTAATTTTAAATCATTCATGCGTATTTACCTAGCAAGTGGATTATCAATAGCTTTTTGAATCTTGCTGTCTACTTCTTTTTGCAAAGATTTTACAGCTTGATCTGTATCCCGTTGTATACCTTTTACAGCTTGATCGGTGTCGCGTTGAACTTGCTTAACAGTTAGTTCAATTTCTTTAGCAGTTTTTCTCATATCTTGTTGAACATCGCGAACTGCTACTTCTGCTTCGCGAGCATTTTGTTTACTACTACGCTCAACAGTTTCTATAACCCCTTCAATACGACGAATATCTGCTTTAAGATCATTTTTAATGTCTTGGGTATACTGCACAGATTTTTCCGAGTTTTGCGAGGTAATCTCCATGCGCTTATTTAACTCGCTTAAATCAGGTGCAACATACTCAGCTATACGCTTCTTCATGCCTACATAATCTTTATAGACTTCAAAAGCACCGTATAATCCGCCTAGTAGTGAGCTTACTAGTGTAACAGCTACCATTAGTTTAGCAGGCGTAAACTCATACCCGCCAATGCTAATAACGGTATCTTTACTAGCATATTTTTTAGTGGCAGCTTCTAGTTTATCCACTTGCTTATTAAGATCTTTAATCTCTTCAGTCATAATACCCTTACTTGGTAGGATTTTCGAATCGCAAACCCTTTAGGTTTTGAAGCTCTCGTTCTAGTCTTTCAACTTCCATGCGCTTTTTTCTTAGCTCAAGCTCATAAAGTGCATTACAATCTAATCGAGACTTTGGGGCTCCTATAGGTATAGTAATTCTACCGTATACTCCCACATCTCGCGGTTGCTGCGTTGTAGCGTCTGTAGTTATAGTGCTAGATTTATTAATAAATCCCACAACACCAAACTCTACGTTAGTACTAGATCCAATAGCCATTGAACAGTCCAATCCGTCAGCCCTAAAGCTATCTGATTGATAACTGCCAACACTGCCTGGTAGGGAGAGATTTAATGATCCCGTTGTATTAGCATATAAGGGCATGCATATTAATAGCGCTGCAATGCCGCAGTATAGTGGTCTAATCATTGTTTAACTTTAGAACAAATTTTGGAAGATACTACCGTATCAGTTACATCTTCTTTTCGTAGCCGCGATTCTGTGCAAATATAAGTCACGCGCGGCAAGTCTTGAACGCGTACATATACATTAAGTTTCTTAGTTTCAAGATACTTAACGTGTACTAGTTTATCTGCAGCAGCAAAAGTTACAGGCTGCCAGTCGGCAGTGAAAACCCCTAGTTCGTAGTACTCTACGTCGCGTCTTTTGTTAAATAGTTCCATTCGTGTGCCTAGCACCCCTTCCACAAAAGAACTAGTAAATTGTGGGTAAGTGGGTGTAAATTGGTGAGCCGCTACCGGCCCACCAATCGCACACGATAAGAATACTATAAAAGTATAAAAAATACGCATACTATTACAAAGCAATACACTCCGCTAAGACTACAGATTTATACTCGCCTGCAGGGAATGCTTTTCCGTAGCCATATTGAGCTTTTGAGGTTGCTGAAAACCATACGGTTCCTTGAACACTCAAGTCAATTTCGGTTGTATTACCATATAGTCGCTTATTTGTTGTATAAGCAGACATGGCTGCATCAGTAACTTTACTAACTGCAACGCTGCCAGTCCAGTTAACTGCATCACCTAAAGAGGGGCTAGTAGTAAAACTACTTGGTGTAGTAATAAGTGCTTTATAGTAACCAGATTCTACTACGTCGTAACGTATAACAGGAGTAACACCACCATCGACCTGCAGTGTACTTAGCAAGTTAGGTGCAGGGTTTCCGTATACGCCTGGTGTATCAATATTGATAACACACTTAGACGAAACTACTCCACGAATTGGTACTTCTGCAGCAAAGGCCACACCAGTGCAAAATACTAGCGTGGCTAATAAAATAGACTTAATCATAATATTCCTTAATTTTAGGGGGCGTATTGTAGGTTAACTAATTGTGTATGCAACTGTTGCTGAGCAAGATTCAGCCTTACTGAGTTTCTAGCATCAGGTAACTTTTTATCTGCATACTTTAATACATCTTGGTACACTCCGCCCGGAAGAGCCGCATAATACGGCATAAAAGCTGCCAGATTATTAAGAGATTCAAGTGCAGAAGCCAAGCTAATAGCTTCCGTGGTTACTAACCCGTTTTGAACAGTTTTGGATAACTCAGGAGATTTTTTTGCAGCTGCGGGCTCAACCAGTGCAAATCTATTACGTCGTTGTTCTTCTTCAGCATCTACTAGCTGCTTTTTAGACTCTAGTGCAGCCTTAACTAACTCATCATCTAGTGGATCAACTACTGCAACAGTAGTTGCGCTAGGTTTATACCCAGGACACTTTGGGTCTACAATCACAGTGCCGCTACAAGTATCGTAACGATAGCCGTATAACACATAAGGACTGGATACTTCGCCTCGGCCTTCCGAAGTAATGCTGCCCGACCCCCAACGCGCAGCAGGGGTAGGTTCTAGTGCAAAAGTTTTAGTTATGGTATTGCCTGGACGACCTGTCCAGTCGTCCAAGCTGCGAAATATGTAACCGCCCTGGGTATCGATATTCTGCACAGTTACCGCAAAACTATCTTGCGCAGCTTTTGTAACTGTGTAGCGGTAAGTAAGTGAGGTAATGGTTAAGCCGGTATAGTTTGGTAATACGCTACTCATTGTCCACTGCAGAGCAGTGGTATTAGCTGTACCGGTTCCAGTTTCAGTGTAGCAGTAAGAGCAAGATGCTAAGAATGCCAAGCCCACCAAATAGCGTTTTAGTATCATTGCTCCACCCTTCGGTTTTAGTAGCTTTATCCGGTTGTTGTACTTCATTGGCTTTCCAAGCTGCTTTTGCTTCGGGGCCGATGCTACCATCATATGGACACGGAGTTCCTGCCATCATCATTGCGTCAAATACTCGGCGATCTTGGCATAGTGTGCTTACAGCAGCAATTTTCATGCCCATGTCGTATAGTGTTTTTGACAGCTTTAAGCGTTCGCAATTAAGATCTTTAACAGTAGTGCCAGCACTAATGCCTAGGATTTGAGTTTGCACAGCACCCGCAACACCAACTGTGCACAAGTCACTGTTGGATGTATTGATTGTGGGGCTAATAGCACTAGGTGGTGGAGACTTAACAGTGGTAGTTGATTCACTGCGTGAATTTACGTTGCTGTTGGTGTTAACGTCTTGCGCTAGCACTTGTGCAGTTGCCAACAACCACACGCAAACAATTTTTAATACGCGCAAATTAGCCTCCAAATATGTGCAGTGCGTGTTGGTAATGTTTTTGACGATCTTCTAGGCCAATAGTGCCGCCGTTGATCTTTTTAGTCAGCGTTAGGATATCGCCGGTATCAGCCCACGTATTTAACTTATTGGTTTCCCAGAACCAGCAAGCCGACTGCGCAGCACCTTCAAATGTTTCCATATACTCACTGGCAGCTTCTGGTGTGATTTGTAAACTAGCTGCAAACCAACTATAATTGTCACGGCCGGTTAGCTGAATAAGCCCGCGACCACAATACCTGTAGCCATCGCCTGACGATTCCGGTCCATTACCCATACGATTAGCGTATACCAAATTAGCAATAGCTTCTTGTTTATTTGGTAAGCTGGCATAGTGTTGAGCCGCTTCGTCCGTAGTAAAATACTTTGGAAATATTTTTCGCAGTGTTGGCCACTTGTAGTTTAAGTTTTCTTTGATAGCAACAAAACCACCACTCTCATGCGCGCATTGTGCTAAAAACGCTGCCATGCGTTGCGGAGTATTAATCTCGTAGTCTGGTAGTAGTTGTTCTAGCGCATGATGCCATTGCGCGCAATAAGGATTTTTAGGAATTATTTGTTTGAGTTGGTCAAATGTTAAATTCATTGAGATAATCCCTTATAAATAATTTTATGCTTTTCATACCACTCTATCCAAGCATCCACTTTAACCGCACACTGCCAGTATTCCGTATAGTTGTTACTAACGACCTGTGCTACTTGTGATAACTGGGGGTCCGCGGGTAGTGCTTCTAGCTTTTGCGGACACGCCTGGAGTGCCTGCGCAGCAGGCGGATCTGGCCAGTTTTGGGTTACGGGTACCACAGTACTGCAGCCGCTTAGTGCTAGCGTTATTAATAGCAAAGGTTTCATTTTGGTGGCTCCGCCGCGCGATTGTGGATAACCACAAATTCTTCAGGAATCTTGCAAGTAGTGTCGTACTTGGTAACTTCGCGGTCAATGTACTTGGTGATCTCATCACCACGAACCTTAACCACTTCCAGCTTAGTAACCACGCGTTCTTTTATTACTGTATTAACTTGCTGCGATTGTGCTTCTGCGATAACCACTTTAGCTTGCAAGTCTCGAGCAGCTTGTTGCCATGTAGAATCCGCATACCACATTCCACAAGCAAATAAACCCACTACTAGTGCGGCCGCACCGGTTACCTGT